GCCGCCGGTGTAGGTGATATTCCAGCGCAACAGCACCGGCAGCTCAAAAATCCGGTGGTCGCTGGTGATGATCCGTCCTCTCATGGTATCCTCACCTGATCCCCCGGGTAGATCAAGTTGGGGTTCTTGATCTGGGGATTGGCTGCGATCAGGGCGGTCAGCGCCACGCCGTACCGCCAGGCGATCCCCCACAGGGTTTCTCCTTTCCGCACTGTATGGACGGCACCCCAGCCTCCGGCGGGAATCTCCGGGTCCGTTCCGCCCTCTGGCTCCCCTTCTACGGACACTTCCACCAGCCCGCCGGAGGCCGTGCTGTCCTCCCAGAAGGAAAAGCGGTAGCGCACATAGTCCGGCAGCGGCTCCTCCATCAGCTCCAGGGTCACGAAATAGGCGCTGACCGTCCGCCAAACCGGGTGCACCAGCAGCCCCGGCCCGGTCTGGTCAAAGACCTCCGCCAGCGTCTGGAACTCCTCGTAGGCCCGCTCCCCTGCAAAGGTACCCTCTCCCCGGAAAATGCGGTATGTCCGCCCCAGATCCTGCAGGTACCAGCCCCCCAGGGGGATCTTGTGGGCTGCTATCTGCCGCCGGTACTCCACTGCATAGATCTCCGGGTTGTGGGGCCAGGTGTAGTCCTTAAAGCGCATGGGTTTCAGCAGCAAATTCTCACCTCCTCAGTCATACAGCGGGAATCCGCCGTCATACCGGCGGGCGTCCAGGCGCAGATACTCGCTGAGCGCCTCAATATAGGCATTATTCTGTTCGTTCATACTCTCCGTCTTCATCTTCTAAATCCTCCCGATAGGTCAAGGTGGCTCGCAGGTGCAGGCAGCCGGTGTACGTGTCCGCCTGGGGCGCGCCGGCCGACACCGCACACACCCGCCGATCCAGCAGCGTGCGGCAAATGCCGGAGAGCACCTGTTGCAGAGCCCCAGTACCGGCAGCCGGGGGCGCATACAGATCAAAGCACAGAGCGATCTGACCGGCCCGGCTCTCCTCACCCACTGCGTCGCTGGTGCCGTCCATCTCCGCCAGGCGCACCGCCACCACCGGGCGCAGCAGGCGGCTGGGCTTCATTTGGTCCGGATACGCCCGGCAAAAGTCCACCCCTTGCAGGGCAGCGCTATCCCGCAGCTTCGCCAGTACCTGCGTCACCGGATCCGTTGTCCACTTCATAACTCCCCTCCTGCAAGCGCTTCATCACGCCGGTATAATACAGCAGCTGGCCGCCCATACAGACCGCCTCCCGCTTGATAAAATAATAAGATCGGTCACCGGTCTCCAGCACCGCGTCCTCCGGCAGTTTCAGGATATTCCGATCAAAGGGGCCGATGTACAGGTAAAAATCCTTGTCCACCCGCCCAATGGGCGTTTGCCGATCCGTAAAATTGGACTTGTTCTTCCGCCAGGTCTGTTGCAGAGTACAGAAAAACGGAAGGGATCGACCCGCCTCGGTGACCAGGCAGGCGCTGTTGCCTGCCCGGGTCAACTGATTTTTAATGATATGTGCAGCCGGTGTCATACGCTGAGAAAGGCAAAGGCGTCGTCCCGCAGCAGGCCTCTACACGCCTGCTCCGCATCCTCCAGCATCAGGGCAGATGCCTTGTGCTGGCCGCTTTGCTGCACCGTTACATCGCCGGCGGTAAAGGCGGTTACATCGTCGCCGCTTTGGAACCACCGGGACTGCTCCAGCATACGCAGCGCTTTCACCGCTGCCAGGTGGATCAGTCGCTCGTCCGCCGGATCCGTCCCGTCAAACATACGCAGCTCCACCATGCGCACCGCCGAGGCGATCACCGGTGCCCACTGGGTCAGCTGCTCCGCCGTCTCTCCGGAGAGCAGCTGCAACCGCTCTGTGACCGCCTGTATATCCATACAGTTTGGCTTAGGCATGGGTCAGCATCTGAACGGCGCCGGAGAAGATGGGCGAGAACCCGGCAATGGCGGTGATGGACGCCCGCTCCAGCTGGCGATCAATCAGCTTGTCAAAGTCGGTGACCACATCACCGGCCTGCACCTTTTCCAGTGCGCAGGTACGATCCAGCGCCAAAATGGTATTGTCGGGGAACATCTTGTGCTTGATCAGCTCCGCGCCCAGCGGAGTCACCACCCGACCGGTGGCGTGGAAGTCGTTGCCGGCGATTGCATCCTGCATTTCGGTCATTTTCAAAATGGAGGCGGTATCCCGGGCACTCACCAGCAGAGTGGTCATATTGAAGCCCTCAAAAGCGTTCCACAGATCCACCAGCCCGGCATAAGTCAGACCGCCCTCCAAAGTAATGCCGCTATCATGCACGCCGATCAGCGCCGCATAAGCGTCCAGCAGCTGCCCTTCTGCAATGCAGTTGCCGATTTGGCGCAGGGTCACGGTAAACAGATCCAGCTTTTGGAACTTCACCGCCTCATAAGAGGCCACCAGCATACGACCTCGCTTGTGCATCTCCGTGAGCGTATCCTTCACCTGCACCGTAGTGGTAGGCAGGGACGCACCCTCCGCCACCTCGGCGGCAGTCAACCGCTCGCCGTTCTCCACGCTCTCAATGGCGCGGTAGTCCATACCGTCAATCACCGTGGTGGTGGCCACGATCTTTTGCAGCACATCCGCCTGCTCCATACCCTGGCGCACCGCTCGGCTCACATACTCCGGAAACAGCGCCGCAGAGTCCGAAGTCTGGAAGAATTTGGACACCGTGTCGGAGCCGATGCCACTGACTTTAATGTCAAAGCGCTTAAGCTGGCGCTGATAGGCGTCCAGCCCTTCCAGCGGGGTGCCTGCGTAATTTTCCGAAGGGTCGATCTGTTCCAGCGCCTGGGTAAAGCTTTTGCCGGTAGTGTACAGTCCCTTTTCCAATTTCAGATTATCATAAGCCATCTTACATTACCTCCTGTATTAAAGAATAAAACCGACCATGCCGGTGGTGGCGTCTGCCCAAAGGACCAGGCGCTTGATTGCCGCCTTTTCCTCGTCCACTTTTACGCCGCCGCTGCCGTCGGCAATCAGGCCGCAGTAGCCGGGCGTGGGCGCGATGCCGGTAAACTTGCACTCCACATAGCCGCCCAGCTGCACGCCCACCAGGTTGCCCTGTACATTGCGTACAAAGCCCATAAAGTTGGGGCTTTTGCTGTCGCACTCTTTTACATATTTATTGGCCACCGGGTATGCCAGCATACCCACCCGGCCGGACTCGCTGTAAAAGCTAAGCATCTTGTCGTCAAATCCGTCAAAATAAATTGCCATGGTTTCTTCCTCCTTAAATTACAAAAGCCTGGTTGTTGCTCTTTTTTTCGCCGCCGGACGCCAGCTGGGGCGACGGCATATTGGCACGGCGATCGGCAGCCTCAAAGGCGGCCTTAAAGGCCTGCAACTCCTTGGCAGTCATCACCCGGGCCACGCCCTCAAACACGCCCAGCTCCATCTGAGGCAGCACCCCGGCGCACAGACGTACCACCTGGGAAGCCAGCTCCTGCTTGTAGCTTTTGCCCAACTGGGCCTCCTGCTCCAGGGTGTCCAGCTGTCGCGCCAACGCTCGCGCTTGGTCGCAGGTGAGGGTCACAGCGCCTTTGCTGTTTTGCAGGGTCTTGCGTACATCGTTCTCTGTCACAGTCTTGTCTCCTTTGCTGCTGTCATAGTGCTTGACCACACCGGCCTCTCGCTGGGCAGGCACGGCCACAAAGCTCCATTCGTAAGCGTCCGTGGCGTCGGACAGCACGGTAAAGGCCACCTTGCCGTCATAGCTTCTGCCGGGCACATGGCTGCACCCGCCGCTGCGCCGATCCGCACCGCACAGGGAGCATACAGCGCTGCCCATGGCACAGGACACGCTCACTTCCTTTTTGATTCCGCCGTCAATCTGGGTGATCAGCTCCGCATTGCCGGGGGTGCGCACCATATAGGCCTTAGCCTGTAAGGTCACCAAATTCTCGCCGTCCGCAGTCTTGCGCCCGGGCACCGGTACCACCGCCGTGGCATAAATGCGTGCCGCCTGGTCGCCGCTTTTCATAGAGTGGTCAAAGATCCCGGTCTTGCCCACAAACAGGGCACCCAGTTCCTCCAGCGCCCGACGGGTAAACTTTTCATGATCCCGATCCACATCGTTGTTGCACAGCACCACGGAGAACACATACAGCTCCTCCGGCGCAAACGCGCGGCGGGTAAAGGCGCCGATGGCCTCTAAATCCGCCGGCGCCGGTGCAAAACTCTTTTCTACATAACCGCCGGTCATAATTTCTCCGTCTCCTTTTTGATTTTCTCCGCCTGGGCCTCATACAAATGGGCCTGGGCCGTATCCGTCTGGTCTTGCAGGGTAATATCCTGCCACACCACCTGGAAGGGAGCGCCGCTGCCGCAGCACTGCAAATAGGTGCGCCCGATCTTCTCGATCACCGGGGTTAAAATACGCCGATAATTCTTCAGCTCCGTGGTGAGCAGGTCCGCCTGTTGGCGGCTCATCCGCTCGGTGGTAGACCAGGACAGACCGAACATAAAGGGCGGCAGCCCGGTTTTGGCCACGATCTGCTCCAGCATTTGGCGCACAGGAATCTCGCTCTCCAGCACCTGATTGTCGGCGCCGATCACCTTTACATCCACATCGCCCACCGCCACAAAGTCCTTCACGGACGAAGCGTCCATAGCCTCCTGCCAGGAGCGGGCCATGGTCTGTGCCCGCTGCCCTGCATAGGCACGGTCCGCCGCGTCGTTGCCCGGTCGGTACACCACCGCATAGCGCAGATTACCGGCATGGCTCCAGTTTTGGCCGATGGTGTTGTAAATTTGCAACAAGATCCGGCTCACAAAGGGCAGTCCCCGCAGCAGACTGGTGCCTGCCACAGCCCCCGGCTCCGGGTTCAGCACGGAGTAGAGCAGCAGCTCCGGCCGGGGCAGCGGCTCTCCGCCGCTGAAAAAGCACAGATCCAGCCCGTTCCCCGCGCGGCGCACTTCCAAATTGCGGGTGTCGCCGTTATACAGAGCATACAGTTCCCGCCCGTCGGTGATCATCTCGCCCACAGCGCTGCCGTAGGTGAGCAGTTGATCCAAATAAGTGGCGATAAAAGCCTCAATCCCCTGCTGGTTGCCGCCCACATTGATCCCGGACAAATCCCGGTTTAACTGCGCATTCAGCCCATCACTGCCGGTGTCCAGGCTGAACCCGCCGGTCAGGCGCACCAGCTTGCCGATGGCCGCGTCCAAAATGGGAATGTTCTCTCGCAGATTGCGATAGAGCGCAGCGTCCGCCGTCACCGCTCCGTAGGACTGCCAGCTGCAAAAGGGCTGACCCGCCGGGTGCCCGGTCTGCACCGCACAGCAGTCCCCTGCTCCTTTTTTGGCGCCCGCTTTGGAACGAAAGCGTCCCAAAACATCACTTCCTTTCTACCGCAAGGGCGCATACGCCGCCGGGCTCCTCACCGTTCAATACGGTAGAAACAAAGTAGCGAATGTCGTCCATTGCATGGTCGTTTTCTTTTTTCGGTGCGTCCCGGCGCAGACTGTTGTCCCACTGGTACAGGGAGAACTCCCGCAATGCGTCCTTGCACCCGGGGGCAATCTTGATCTGCGCCTGTTGCAGTGCCCGGCTCACCCGATGAATGCCCGCCACCACATCGTTATCCGCCTTCAGTACCGGATAGCGGCCGTGGCGCAGCACCGTCTCTGCAAAGCTGGCGGCGGAGGGGTCAATGATCAGTGCCGCAATGGGCCGATCTCCCGCCAATTCGCACAGGTGGGCATAGTATTCCTCGTCGGTAAGTTGCACCCCGGTGGCTCGACCGGAGTGGTAATACTCCGCCACCCGGCACCAGGCATCTCCGTCTCGGCACCACAGCCCCAGGGAAAAGGGATTGACCGTGCCGTAGTCGCAAGAGAGATACCAGGGCCCGGCAGGCGATGCCGGCGCCCCCACATGCCGCTTGGGGTCAAACATGGGGTACACCAGTCCGTCTGCCGCCACCCAGCGCCCCTCTACGAACCGGCGGTAAAAGGTGCCGCTGTACAGTCGCTTGTACCGCCGCAGCACCGCCGGAGACAGAGAGGGATTGTCCGTCATCTGAAAGTGCAGGTACAACACCTGCTTTTCCGCCGCTTTTTGGATCCACTCTTTATAGAACCAATGATAGGGGTGCTCCGGATTGCAGTTAAACCAATAGGTGGCCCCCTCCAGAGAGCACCTGGCCAGCGCCTGCTCCACAAAGGAGCGGGGCATTAAGGCCACCTCGTCCAGCAGCACGCCGCCCAGGGTCATACCCTGGATCAAAGCGGCAGAGCTTTCGTCTCGCCCGCCAAACAGATAAAAGCGGTTCTCCCGTCCGTCCCGGCACACCGTCAGCTCGCTGCGGCTGATCTTAAAAGTGCAGGTAAAGCCCAGCGCCGTCAGCTGCTCCGTCAGCGGGGTGAGCACATTCCGTCTTAGAGAAGCGACCGTCTTGCCGCACAGGGCAAAGGCTGTGTCGCGGAAGCGATAGAACGCCCAACTGACAAAGGAAAGGCTCATGCACAGGGTCTTGCCGCTGCGCACGGCGCCGTCGCAGATAATGCCGCTTTTGCCGCTGTGGGGCGACCCCGGGCACCACCAGGTCAGTGCCTGCATCTGCTTGGGCGAAAAGGGCTTAAACGCTGTCACGATCCCCGGCGCCCCCTTCCTGCCAAACGCACTTGGCACCGGCCTCCAGTGCCTGGTAAAAGGCAGCCGCCGTGTTGCCCTCAGCCGCCTCCAGGGCTTGCAGCTTCTCCAGCGCCTTGAGCCGATCAAAGAATTTGATCTCCATACCGCCGCCCTTAGGGCGCTTGATCTCGCTGATGTTAAAGAGATCCATCTCCCCCAGCGCCGGCAAGATCTGCTCCTCCGGGGCATACAGCAGCCGTACCGCATCCTGTATTTCGCCAAAGGCAAGGTGCCTTAAACCCTCGGTGTATTCCTGCCGTATGCTCTTTTTCTTTCGTCTGCCCAT